TAGCCAGGATCGGCTTGAAACTTATCCATGCCAAATTCAGCCGTAGCGTATTTGCCAAAGCCAGGGACGTTTTTATCTTCACTAAGCCCTAAATACTCTAAAAGACGGTTTTGACCTTTAAGACCCGCTTCTCTAAACGGTTCTTGCAGTTCAACTTGACGTTCAAAAATTGCACTTTGCGCGTCTGTTGCACGATTGGCAGCAGACGTTTGAGCGCCTGCAGCACTTTTTGAGGCTTGTGAACCTATGACCGCACTAGTTACTACGGCTGCAGATACCCATCCTGACATAATTAATCTCCTTGTAACGCTAGCACGTCTGCTTTTGCATTAGTTAATTGTTTAATTCTATTTTCACCTAAACCACACGCAGGTACAACATACAACCGATCCTCCAATACGAAAATATCCGTACAATTATCAAAATTGTCGTAAATATCTACCCAAACTACTTCTTCATCAAACACACGGCCTACGCGTTGCTCTCCTGCACAAGCGTCAAATTCGTAAGGCGCAGTCAATACTTTTACCTCAGCACCTACGTTTACTGCGATTGTACCTTTTTCAAGCCGGACTTTGTACGGCGTTTTATGCGCTGCGCCTGTTAATACTGTCCACTTAGGTACTGTAATCATTCGTTCGTACACTTGCGGTTTAAACGTGTGTGTCGTAACAATCTCAGCTTGTGGCATTTCAAGCAATACATCTTGCAACGCAACAATCTTTTCTTTAGTTACTTCTACGGTAGCTAGCCCCATATTGCCAAACGCTATAGCTAAAGCGTGTGGTTTTGGTTCAAACCCTTTGCTGTAGGTAACTGTAATTTGCATTAGCTTGTAATTTCTCTGCCGTTAGACCGAATATTGACCGCAGAGGCAGTCCCAGCAAGGGTGGATATAAATCCGCCTGGCGCTAGCGCTGCGCCTACAATCTCAGGAAACGTGTACGTTTCCGCAGGTTGTAAGGACTTAGTTTTAACAATTAAGTTCTGATTACCTGACGTATCGGCAGCGGTTACCAAGTTAACGCTAATGGTTGCGGCTGCGGCGCTGAAGTTAGTAGCCGTAAACTTGTCAATAATGGTTGTAACGCCGCTAGCGGTATATTGGGTTGTTTGGGTATTTTCCGCTGTTTTAGCGGGAATTAGGACTTTTACTGTGACGGTCATGGGTATTCCTTTACGTATTTAAAATAAGCGATTCATCATTTTCAGTATTTATGCTTTCGTTGCTTTCCGTTACCAAAAACTCAAAATTGTTCGACGCGGCAATCATTACTACCCAGTTTGTGCCGTCTGACACCAAGGTAGCCCAATCGCCAGCCACATCGTTCAAAATGTCAACGCCTGCTGCACCGCCAGATAAAGGCACTACATTACTTAAACTAGACACTAATAGCTGGTTTTGATAGTTTTGAAACGTTAAACTACGCCCTACGTAAGATAATGCCGTAGGAAGCGTAACTGTGCAAGTAGAGCCTGACTTATTGTTAATAATCCATACGTCGGCATCTATTACCGTAAAGTTAGCAGTTTTAGTAACTGGGGGCGACGTAGCCGCAGAAGTGCTAGTAGGCGCTATTATTACGCTAGGGATGCTTAACTCAACTGCTTGGATTTGCTTTTGCAATTCAGCAATCTGGGCTAACAAGGGCAAATCGTTTGGCCCACTAGAGATTACTTCGCCTTTTTGTACTGTTAGCTCGTCAACCGTAGCAAACGGTGGCCCAAGCTGTAATTCATTAATTGAAACGGGATTAGTACCCGACCCCGTTAAAACAAACAAATTTAAAAAAAACCGATACCACTCCCGTGACAATAACCCTGTGGTGGGGTCTGTTAACGGCGTGCGGGGCGCCGGAATGTTAGTAATATTAAGAGGACTAGGCACGGGTCGGACTTAGCAAAAGTTCAGCGCCCACAATAACAATCTTGACGGGGTCAGTGCCTGACACCTCGTAAACGCGGTCGCGTAGCTTCATGGTCATGCCAAGCCGACGCCAGAACACCCGGCGACCGTATTGCCCAATTTGACCCATCTTAGACCAATGTTCGTTTGACCAAGTGTGACCACCGTCATCTGACCAGCGCAACATAACTTCAGGGTCGCTGCCTTGACCAATATTAATTCCTACGCCCGTTTCGCAATCTAGCTGTAAGCTATGTTGGGCGGTACGGCGCAGGTTGTTTTGACCGCTAGGAATTGGACGCCAAGACCGCAACCACTTTTGAATTTGCCCGTTATCGGCGTAGACTTCTAGGTTGTAAACGTATAAGTTACCGTTTTCGTAATCGCCAAGAAACACATAATTATTAAACGCAGCTTGGCAATTAGGTCGGTAACGGACAAAGTTGCCGTTTGACCAGCCAGCACGTTCATGCCATGATTGAGTAGCCACGTCGTACACCCACGTCTTTTGTACGGTAGGAAACGTTAAGACATAAAAGCTGTGGCCGTCTTGTTGGTACGTGTACGCAATCGCATTACTAATATCGCCGTACTGTTGGATTTGCCATTCAATTGCATGGTTAGACGCTCTAACACCGCTGTAACCGCTATTGCGGTAAACAATCCCTTGGCCACGGGCGTCTTTGCCTAGCCAAAATACAGAGTTGTCTAGCTTAGCAACAGAAAATGCGGCAGCGCACCCAATCTCGTTAGACGCACCTTGAATACGAGCAAGAGGAAAGTCAGGCGTACCAGCGTCGTACCAAACTTCAATAGAGTTAGTGCCAAACAACCATGCCTCTCGGTTGTTAACCAATACAGCTACCAAGCCATCGGGCGAACCTTCAGCGCTAGCAAAATCTAATGGATCAACCTGTGTACCATCTAAAAGGCTAGTAACCCATACTTTTTGACTGTTTGGTTCGTTAAAAACAAAGTACCCATCTAGGTAGCTAACAGTAACGGCGCCAGGAAAATCAGGGTCTGTAATTTGGGCAAAAACGTTAGTGCTAGAGTTGTAGATGTAACTAGGCCCGTTAGCAGCTATAAACAATTGCGTACCGTTATCAGACATAGATACTTGCCCTGTACCAGCAATTGTGCCTAATGACGTAGCGGCGTAAGCGCTACTTATCTTATATAGGGTATTCCCTGATACCGCATACATAAAATTGTTAAATGACCATAGCCCCCGAACGGGGCCAGTACCAACAGTAACAGTTAAGGTTAATCCTGGGGCGCGGTTAAGAAACCCCGCTTCTTTACCTTCGTTTGGGATGGCTTCAGCAAACAAATTGACCATGCGGTTGTCTGCCGCGTTAACGCTACGGGCTACATACGCTTGCCCCAAGATTGGGGTTTTCATTAGTAATTACCCGCATAAATGTTATACCTTTGACGAGTGCCAATTAAGCTGTATGGCAGCGCCATAATGTCGTCAGGGTTGTTAATACGCTTGAGATTGCGTTTAGAGGTCATAGCGACCCGCAAAACATTAGGGGGTGGCTCAATACCAAACTCGGTTGCAAACTCGCAGGCAAGGCTGTATTTAAACGCTCTAAGGTAGCCTGGCGGCATGGTAATTTGCGTAGCCAAAGTAGGCACTTCCATTAGCTTTTCTACCGAAACAATATGAAACTCTAATGGTTTAATAGGTACAGGATAAATGTACATCTCAATGTTAGGAAAGGTCATATTGACCCATAAAACTTGAGGGTAAGTTGAAGTTACGGTTTTAACGGCAATACCGTTGTATTGCTGTTGGTTAATTAGTTTAATGCCATACGAAATATTAGTCGCAGCATCCCTAAAATAAGTTGCATCGTCCACTAATACAGGTCGTTTTGCTACACCCGCATTTGCTAAAGGCAACGTACCTGTTGGGCCAAACGTTAAAAACCCAACGCTAGCAGGCCATGAAGCAATCTGATCTTGAGTGGAAAACACAGACAAACGCTCAGTATTCCAACTGTCTATCATCTGGTTTAAAGCAGTTAAAGCATCTTGCGATGTTGCTGCGGATGGTGTTTCGCCTTCGGCTAAAACCCCTAGTACGCGCAAGGCGCCGTTAATTTGGTCGTTTGCCGTAGTCATGGCGATAACTCCTTATGCAGTTGTTTTACGTCGTCTTGTTTTTACTTCCAGCGCATTAGCAGGAACCGCCTCAACGTCAGTTTCTTCTTCAATAACAACATCTTCAATAATTGGCGTATCAACAGTATATCGTTCCCAGCCTAGTGTTTCATCATAATCTGCTTCAAAATCACTGCAAGCCACTTTATGACCGTGGGTAGAATGTTTTAGGTAAATAACCGCCATTTACTTTCCTTATTAAATAGGGGGACTAGCCCCCTAAATATTACGCGCCGTGGATAACCGCAAAATTAATAATTACAGCTTCAGACAAGTTACCAGCAGTATTGTTATACAAACCAATTACGGCTGATCCAGCAGCTAATGAGGATACAAAAGGCCAATATGCGCCAGCAGTACCACCACCAGAAACGGTAGCAATAACTACATCGTTTGCGCTAATTTGGCTATTTGTTAACGTAAACAACGCAGAAGCACCACCAGCCAATAAAGCGTTGTTCATTGTGATACGACCAATGCTTTTGTTTAGTGTTACCCCAGTAGTTTTGCTTGTAGCTTGAGTTACAGTTCCAGACGCAGTTGCGTTGTAACCTAATTCATTTGTTGCATAAACAGTTGTTCCGACTACAGTGCTAGGGGTTGATGCCCCAATAGGTGTACTATCGAGAGTACTGCCCGTGATCGTAGTGCTATCGAGAGTACCGCCCGTAATCGTAGTGCCAGAAGTTAATTCAGGGTCGCTAAAAGCAACTCCTACAGGTTTGGTATTAGGCATAATTTTTCCTTTATAAAAACCCGCCCCGAAGGGCGGGGAATACATTAACCAGCAATACGATAGAACACGTATGTAGCGTCGCCTGTTTTACGAACGCGCCACATTGCGGATGTAACTGCAGCAACTGCAGCAACACCAACTAACGTACAACCTGTATTAGCAGTTACCGTAGCAGCGTCAGCCGCGTCTGTATTGATAATTACAAAGTCAAAACTGCTGTTTACTTTCATGCTAGGAAAAGCCGCGTCTAAATCGGTACCAAGAGGTACCGTAAGAGCGCCTGCCGCACCGTCAAAAGTAATAATGCCAGTTGTTAATTCAGCAGCAGTTAATGTAGCCGCTGCAGCTTTAGCGGTTGGCGTTGGTTGAGTTCCGAGTATTACTTCGGTTAAATTACCGTCGCCTAATTGATAACCACCTGCACCATTTGGGAGAGCCATGATAGATTCCTTTAAAAATATAAATTAAAAAACCCCCGCCGTAGCGGGAGCAATTAGGTTTAACCCCAGAGTCGTACGCCCATTTGTGGACGAATCACGGAGTAGCCATACAACACGTCGATACGGCATGGTAAACGGTCATTGTTGATATCGTATTGGCGAACAATACGCATCGAGATACCGTTATGCACTTGACGTGAAGCCATGTCTACACCCTGTGGCATCAACAAGTCAGCGGTCGCAAAAGTGATCGCATCTTTGTGATAAACCAAGTTTTGTGGGTATTGGCTAGAAGCAGCGCCAACAAATGTAGTTACAGCACCGCTAGCAGGGAACGCGTTAATTGTTGCAAGCGCGTGTGCAGAGGTATACATTGCTGGGCTAACGGTTACAGTTGCAGCGCCACCAGCTGAAGAAGTAGTATCAGCTACCACTACGAATTGCTGGAGTGAACCAGTAGATTCGCGGGTTTGTGGGTTAACCGCAAACACGCCAGCAACTGTAAATACATCACCAGCTTTAATGGTCAATGCGTTACCAACACCCGCTAAAACAATGCTTGTAGAACCTTCGGCGGTTACGGTAGTGCCAACAGTACCAGTAGCGTTACGTGAACCTGTGGTGAACTGTTTAATAGATTGGCTCATGTTGATCTCGTCAAAGCCCAATACACCCATACCCATCATGCCGTTCTTGAACTGACGTGAGATAGTATCGGTTGGGTTGAATAGACCTTTCATGCCTTCTACCAAACCAGCGTTAGCGGCTGGGTTAACAGTAGCGTAGCGTGGTGACATTACCGCAGCAGACTCGTTCAGCTTTTGTTGAGCAGCCAACAAAACAGCAGAAGTCGATGGGGTGCTGCCAGGAGTGCCTACAGATTGGTAAATGTTTTTAAAGCTGTTAGCTACGTCAGCGTCGATAGACGATGCCAACTGGCTAATACGAGGTTTAAGAACACGCTCTGCGAAGTCATCTAA